CACCTATCATTAGTTGCATCTAATACACCAGTACCTATTCCCACATTAGTTGTACTATTTGCAGTAGTACAAGTATCGTTGTAAGAAGCAGCAACAGGTAAGGTACAATAAGTTGTTCCTGCTGTACTTGCTGTGGTTGCTCCACCTGTTGTTGTAATTGTTATTGTATAAAATACTGTGTTACCAATTCTTTTATATCTACCTGACTTTGTTACACTACCACCACCAAGAACCTCTGTTAAAGAAGTGAAGGTAGGTGTCCAAGTACCACTAGTAGAGTTAGCAACAGCAGTGTGTATATCACTAGTCATATGATACATCTGACCAGCAGCTCCACCTTGTAAACCTTGAAGGTTGTTATGATCTCTCTGAGCAATGTCAGTAATGTTAGAACCAGCAAAGTTAATGATGTACCAAGGAACAGAACCAGATGTAGATACATAGTTACGAAGTTGTCGATACCATTCTAACCAAGTAAAGCTCCCCGGTTTATCATTAACTGGCGGTGGCGGTAATGGGCCAGAAGCCATTAGTGATCTCCTTCATAATAAGAGACTTCCAGAGACTCTAGCCGTAGCCCGTAGTTCAGAGCATTCTTGATATTGAAAGCTCTCCGTCTGAAAGCACCACCCCGAGCAAAGTTAGGAAAATCATCTGTCAAAGCAATAGTCTTTGTTCCTGACCATGTTTGATAATCATCATCTGTCCAGCGTACATCCACAGAGTTACCTGTTGTATATCTATCGGCCACGATACGGAAGTTACTCATAAACTTTCGTCTAATGGTATCCATATCATACTTATTGGTAGTTAGATCTACTAGGATTGCTGTTCCGTTGTCCGTGTAGGCGGTTGTGTCAAGTTTTGATAGAGTCCCGTCAGACAGATGCAGTAGGTATGAGCTACCAGTGTGGTTATCACATAGGTAGTTGTAAGCGAATACTGAATGACTTCCTGCATTGTTTGTAGACCATTCATGCCATAGTTTCTCATCAACGTCATAAACCAGAGTCCTATTTAGTGTTGGTAGATTCAGACAGAAGAATAGGTGACCCATTGTACGTACACCAAAACCACGGCAATCCGTCATATCTACTTCTTGATCCAAGATCCTGTCAATGAATTCGTCACTGATTCTCTTAGGTTGGAAACCCTCAATCTGCCATACAGCACGGCCACCAGATTCTGATTGAGCTACGACAATACAGAACTTTTCATTCTGATAAATTGCGTATGGTGCAGCGCAACCAAACTGAATTGTAGTAGAGTCGTTACGAGCTAGAGGAGAACCATTGACGTTAGCAGCATCATAAAAGAATTCCATAGAGTTCTCACCTAATACCACTATTTGATTGTTCTGTCGAGCTAGAGCAACAACAGCATCAGGGAACATTTCAGCAGTTAAATACTGACCAGAATCCCACTTAGTAGGCTCATCCACAATACAGTTATAAACATCACTACGTTGTGGAAGAATGATATAACCATCCAAGAAGGTAGGTGTTGGAATATGTGGTGTTGGGAAAGCATTCAAATAAGCTAGAGCCGTTCCCTCTGTATCTGGTGCTCCAGTAAGAACTTGGAAGGTAGTTACAGTTGTTGTAATATTAACAGCAGCACCACCAGAAGTCAAGGATAATTTAAAAGTATTTCCAGAGACACCAACTACATAATATTTAGTGATTGTGTTAAGACCAGCCGGAGGAGTTCCAGAAAGAATAACCCGATCATCATTAACTAAGTTATGACCAGCATAAGTAATAGCATCTGTACCAGCATCTACTGAGGTAGGTGTAAATTGGAAAGACACTGTAGGAGCACTGGAGTATCCAGTACCATTTACTGTTATAGTAATACTAGAAAGGGCACCAGATGTTACAGTAGCTGTGGCTGTAGCACCACTACCCCCTCCTCCAGATAGATATACCTTTGGGGTTCCAACATAATTAGTACCACCTGACGTAACTGAGATAGCACGAAGACCTGAATTACTAATAGTAGTAACAGTGCCTGATGTGTCAATAACCCAACCACTGGTTCCATCACACACAAAGAGATAATCTCCTAGTGTAGATGAGTTACCTAAGATCATTCCAACAGGACCGGTAGATCCTGTCAGAGTAATCTTGGTAGTTGGAGTTACACCATCTTCAATAACAGCATTACCGACAGCAACATAAAACTTGCTATTAAACCAGATACAACCACGGCCCTCACCGGTTCCAAAGTCTTTATAAGAAGTCAGACCCGGACGCTTATTAAGGAAAATCTTAGTGCTTTCAATCTGTTCTACTTTCCGTGTTTCTGGAAAGATATTAACAAATCGCTGGTCTTTTGAACCAGAACTATCCCGGTTGGTATAAGAACCAATCAGAGGTAGTCGAACATTCTCCTGTTGTTTTTGTTTTTGTCGTTTATTTGTTGCCATTAGATACGTCCTTGTTGTCTCAGTTGAACTTGTTGAATAGCTCTACGTTGGAGATCTTCTTTGATTTGTTGTTGTTCTTCTGGAGTCTTTTGATAAGCATCATTAGTAGATGGAGTAGAATTTAGTAGGGCATTCAGACCACCTGATCTACCAGTTTGCTCAGATCCACGAATTGCTTGGTTCTGATTGAACAAGGATTTAATTCCTGTACTAGCAGCACCACCTACAATATTACCTAATGTATTATTACCAAATAGGCTTTGTAGTTGCCCACTTGCAAAAGAACCAAGACCGGCACCTAAACCACCTAGAATAGGATTTTGTCCTTTTAGTGCAGCACTTCCTGCCCCAATTGCACCGGATACTAGCGAAGGATTAATACTACCAAATGTTTTAGCTAGTTGTGCAGAAGGAGATGCAAAATCTACAAGATCGGCACCAGAGAACCCGCCACTGGCTGCTTGATCAAGACCATTAGCACCTGCAATGTCAGCACCCGATAAGTTCATAGCGCCTCCAAAGATACTTGCCAACGCACCTAAAGGATTATTATTATTTAAGGCTACACCAGTATTAATTGCATACCCAATTGGAGCAAAAGGACCGCCAAAAAGAGAAAGGCCTGTACCAATAACACTAGCTAACTTACTACCAAGTCCAGAAGACTTATGAGAATATTGAGCAGTATCCCCTTGAGTCCATCCGGGAAGTTTTTCTGTATTCTCAACAGGGGTAAAGAAGTTTTCTCCTTGCCCAGTAAATTTCCCATACTTAGCCCATTCGGCTGGATCACCAATATCTCGCCATAAAGCATAGTTAGATCTAGTATTACCTTTTGGATCTGTTCTAGAAATAGAAAAAGGACTTTGATAACCAGCAAGGTGCCCTTGGCTTCCATCATTGGCGTTCGGGCCAAGATCCATCATATAGCCTAGAACTTTATTATTGTGAATAAGTGGACTAGAATCAAAAAGTGTCTGTAAACCAGACAATCGTTCTGATTTATTATTACCGGGCATATGCCGATAACTTTGACCAAATCCAGGAGCATACCCTAAATCACCATTCATGACTTGACCAAGGATTTCCCAATCCTCTAATTTACCAGCAGTATCCCAATAACCTCGTTTAGTATAATTACCTAAACCACTCTCAGCACGTAGTGCTGATTCAGCTTCTGCTAAAGAATTCCACCATCTACCCGGTGTATCTCCATTTCCATACATACCATATTGGGTTATTGTATTTTCTGAAGAATCATAACCATCCTTTTGAGTTAGTGTAGGTGGTTGCCATTTAGCTAGAGCATATTTGTTAATAGCATCTTCAACCGAACCATAAGATTTACCAATAGATTGTCCAGACTTATTTAAAATATCATAAGTACCTAAACCAGTGTCTTTTAAGTTGTAACCTTTAGTTCCTAATTGTGCTGTAGAGTAGTCATTATCTCCATAAGAGTACCACTCATTACCATGTTTGGCTAGATTACCTTGGAACAAAGAAGCAATACCTTGGTCTGGGTTCTGGTTCATTGCTAACTTTCTACCAGCTCCCATGAACTCAGAAGGTTGTTGCGCCTCTTGAATTACACCTTGATTCTGTTCCTGAAAAGCACCGGGATTTTCCATCCCGGCTCGAATAGCTTCATTACGTTTCCGTTTATCACTGAATCCTGTGCGTTGCACAACATCGTTGATTTGATCTAATTGTGTAGGATCAAACATTACCAACTCCTATTCACCATGACCTAAAGTCTCGTTGGAAGTACAGACTACCCTCCTCAGTTCCCATAGACAGTGCAACATCCTTAACATCTTTAGCTTCCTTCAATAGAAGCTGCCGTTGTTCCAGTGGTAAACCATATTCAGGAGCAAGACGTACAGCAAGACCATACTTCAAAGCTTCAATCCATTCTTGGGGAAAATCAGGATTATCTGACGCTGAATCAAAGTCCTCGAAGGGACGCTGATACACAATGGTTACATGGTAGTTAGAAGCAGCATTAGTATCTGGTACAGGAAACAAAGACAGGATACCATAGTCACGTTGTGGATTGTAGTAGCCTTGAATTGGGATTCCTGAAGATTGTTTATTTCCAAGAGTGTTGTATTCTTGTTTTGTCAATACTCGCATTGGAGTATCAATATTACCTGAGATATTTGTATTCCAGATCTGGATAACTCGAAGTGGTTTTGGAATATTGATAGTTTGACCAACACCAATATTGTATTCCCGTTGTCCAGCTACAAGCGTCATATCATATTCAGATAATCCCCACAAAGGCATACCATCTGCTTGCCATGCCTTAACAAGCATGTTTAAAGCTTCAGATGCTTCTGTTACTTGGGTAGCTGTAGGAGTCTCACCTTGTGCTGTAGCTCCAATCATACGAAGAGCACCAGCAATAATCTGATCTCGTGTTACATTGAAATCTGTTGAATTTGATGTACTCATTTTAAATGGTCTCGCAAAAAGGCGAAGATAACTCCAAGTGACGCACAAGCACCAACAAACCATTTAAGGAAAGAGAGGACACCTTTTGTTTGGTTCCACATAGTCAGGAGGTCTGTTACTGCCCCTTTAAGTTCTTTAATATCTTCCTTAAGTTCTTCATACTTGAGGGCTTCCTCTTTATTATGTTTCTGAATTGCCTGCTCAATAATTTGTTGGATATCTTGCATTTTCTAATCCTTTATATAATCAATAGGTAGTTGTTCTCTGTTCCTCTCAATATAGTAACATTCTTTGCAATGATCCTTATCCCAAAAGAATATGGTATCAATAAACCTATATAGATGTGGGTATATTTCTCTTAATCTCCAAGCCCTAGCTGAAAGCATCTCATCGGGTTTTCCTAAACCATCCGATAGCTTTATCAGCGTATTTAGAGTTTGGTCTAACCCAATGAGAAAATCTTTCATGGATAATATGGTATTGCCCAAATAGCTGTTTGTGCAGCACCAGATAATCGTAAAGCTTCTCGTAATTCCTCACGAGATACTTTCCTATCCACTGTATTATCGGCTAGAATCCACATTGTTTCTTCTAGTGGATCAAGAGATAAAATAGCACGAGCCATTCGATCTTGTGCTTCTTCATTACCATCAAATTGTTTTCCAGATTCAGTAGTAACAATTAGTGTATCAACTACTTTTTGTCGTTCTACTTTCTTCCGTTGCATGATTTTTTCTGGGGAATCTGGCTCTACAGGAGGTGGAGTATCTACCTTAACTCTTTCCTGTTCCCACAAATCCACAAAATATTGTACTTCTTCAATAGTTGTTTGTCGTGTTCCACCAACTTT